CGTGCGTAGCGTGCCAGCCGAGAGCGATCCGCCGAAATAACCTGCGCCGCTGCGTTTCAGGTAAAAAATGGCATTCGTATCGTTTTTTGTTCCGGCGCCGGCCCACATTGCGTACACGGGATCGTCGGGCCCCATCTCAATGCGAAATCCGGCGCCTACGCCAGTGTTCACGTTGCCGGAGAAATTGGCGCGGCCGTTCTCAATCGAGAACCCAGGAGCGTGCAGCGTCCCGTCGCCCTCCACCTGGAGATATCGTCCGGTGCTGGGGTTGCCCAGCAACAGCCCCTCAAGCCCCAGGTAGTAGCCGGTACCGTTGTTGGCCGGCCAGGCATAGCCGGTGTACGCGCCACCGGCGATATTGCCGCGCAGGCGCACGCTGTTGGCATAGAAATCCCCGCTGCGCTGTAGATACCAGCCGCTTCCATTCGCGCCGGCCACCCAGTTGCTCGACCAGATGTCGCCGCCAATTTTCGCGTTGGTGATCGAGGCGTTCTGGATGAACGCGTCGGCGATGTAGACCCCGATGGGGATGGTGACGCCGCCGATTACCGTTTCCGTGGTGCGCACGATGAATGGCACCGCCGACGGCACAGTGCTGCCAGCTGGGCCGGCGATAAAGAACGTGCTGGCGCGCACACCGAAGTCAATCCGCCCTCCGCCACCGAGCAGTTCAAGCCCGCCGACCACCCCGCCAACATCCATCTGCACGCTGTATTTCGCCGCGACGCCGCCCAAGGTACTGGCGGTGGCATCCGCCAGCACTTTCACGGCCGCGTATTTATCGACCAGCCCTGTGATCGGGTCGTTGAGGATCGCCTGCGCCTGCTGGACAAAGCCGGCGGCCGCCTGCGCACTGCCGGCGGCGTTGCTGGCTGCGCTCGATGCCGACTGGCTGCTCACCACCGCAGCCTCGGCGCTCTGCCCTGCAGCGTTGCGAGCCTGGGTAGCGACGCCTGCAGCGGTGTTCGCCGCCGATGCCGATCCGCTGGCATTGGTGGCTGACTGGGCGGACTCGGTAGCCCGAGTTGCCGCGCTGGATGCGGATGTCTGCGCGCTCGTCGCCGACTGGGCGGCGCCAGTCTTATATTCACCAGCCTCACCGGCAGCGGCCGCAGCAGCGGCACGCGCCAATTCAGCAGCGGCCGCCGATGCAGCTGCTGACGCCGTATCGCCGTACATATCCGACAGGTCGGTGATTAGGTTGATCTTCGCGCCCAGGTCAGCGTAAAGCTGACCCTCCCGGATTTGTCCGGTCAGCACCTGGAGCAGATGCTCAACCTCGGCGGCTGACGCGCCGACCGTGCCGGTGCTGTTGTTGAATGGCCCCGGGATCGCCGCGCGCGATACGTACCGGATCCAATAGTACCGGGCTTTACCCGGACCGACCGGATCGGTGAATTCGCGCCCATCCGCGCGGCCGACCGGCGCCGCCTGGGCGATGTCGTTGACGGGCGCGCGCCAGATCTCGGTGTAGCCGAGGTTGGCGTAGTTGGCCGGCGCAGCATCCCAATTCAGGCGAATTGCGGCCGGCTGGCCGGTGGTGGCCAGACCGGTCGGCGCCGGCGGCGGGCGCAGATCCAGCGCCTGTTGTTTCGCCACCGTCTGGCGGGCGACGTAGGTGAGGCCCTCAATAACCGTGCTGGCCGTTACGGTCACAATGCTGGACGTCATATCCTCGAATTTCAGCACCGCGTCACCGTTGGCAACAGCGAGCGCCACCGGCGGCTCGGACGAGAACGCGATCTCGCCCACGGCGCCCAGCATCAGCGCCGAGAACGTGATCGCCGCCGGTGTCGGCGCGCCGGCCAACGACACCTCGAACATCGTGGCGCTGGGCGTGAGCAGCAGCGCGCGGTCGATGGGCGCGGCGTAGCGCGGCACGGTGTTCATGATCAGGTTGTCGCGTTCGCCTACGATTGCCGTCATACCATTACTCCTAGCGTTACACGGCCGGTCAGCCAATTTCGTTGCATCATCACCACCACGCCCGGCGCGCCGGCCGCAAGATCCCATCGGTCGTCACGCAGCACTACCGGCGCACCCAGCTGAAGCACCGCAAGCTCAGGCTCACCGTCCCACTCATAAATGGTGCGCGGCACACTGCGCAGCGCTAGGCGCCGCTCGCCCTCGGCGCGCGCATCGGCCCGCGTTTTCAGGCATGTTTCGATCTGCACCGGGTCGTCGGTCAGCCGGTACCGCGCCTGCACCGCCTCGTCCACCACCGTCTCGGTCAGCCACTCGGTGGCGTACAGATCGGCGTGCTCTGGCGGGATGCTGGTGGTCAGGTTGGCCTGCACCGTGTAGTTGCGATCGAATGCGATTTTTACCGCGGCTACCACAGGCAGACGCTCGGCCGGGCGCAGCGAGTTCGCGAGCATCTGGTCGGGGCCGATCTCCACCGGCACGCCAGCGGCCGGCAGCGCGATCTGCACCAGGCGCAGTTGCCCAGTTGCCGACATGATCGCCTGCGCGCCGATGCTGGCCGCCAACTGCTGGATGGCCTGCGCCTGGTTCATTCGGTCGGCCACATACAGACCGACCGGCTGCTGGTGGGCAGCATCAAACGCGACCAGGTTGGCGAGGTCGAGATCGGACTCGGTGAAGCGGTCGGAGGCCTTGCCGTACGCGGTGGCAATGCGGCGCACCAGGGGCGCGATACGGGGCGCGTAGCCGCCGCCGCTGTCGCCCTGCACGCTGGAAGTGATCACCGTCGAGAACGGATTGCTGGCCAGCTTGAACCGGCCGGCCTGGCTGCCCGGAGACACGGCCAGAGGTTTGCCGTTGGTGCGCACCTCGAACACCGATTCCACCGCGCCGAGGAAACCATATTCCAGGGTGACCGGATCAATCAGCAACGGCGCCACGTTGTGGCATTCGCCGAACGGGATCGGCAACACCGCGTCCTTGTTGGGCGATGTGCCGCCAAGCTTGACCTCGCTGATCGGCGTATTCAAGCGCTGCAGCTTGTCGCGCAGCACCAGGTTGATGGTGTCCCGGCTCGAGCTGCCCACGTCGTCGACGATGCCGTCGAACACGAGACGGAACTCGGCGCGCGGCCAGGCCGGATCACCGGACCAGGCGCGAATGCGGCGGTTGCGCCACACGTCGCCCAGCCAGCTATCGAGCGCGCCGTCGCCGTTGTCCAGCTCAATGTCGCCGCTGGACAGCGATGCTTCACCGATCAGCGTGACCTGCTCGGTGAAAGCCAGGCCACCCTTGGCGAGCGGCAGATACACCGTGTTGGCCGGCACGTCGGCCGGGCCGGTGACGTACTCCCGCGAGGCGATGTAGCGCGTCGTCTCGGCGCCGTCCACATTCACCTCCGCCTCGATCAGCACCATGCGCACTGCGGCTGCGTTTTTCAGCCAGGCCATGAATTGCTCATCGGTCATGCGTACTCTCCTTTCACAGTAGACGACCAGGCCGAAGCCTGGGCTGATTTCTCGACACCGCTGACCACCTTGTCGGCAGCTTTGGCGTTGGCCTGTTCGTTCGACTGGATCATCGCGCCGGTTTGTTTTGCTTGGTCGGCGCGCAGCCCTGCCACCTCCGCTCGCAGCGCCTTGACCTCCGCTGCCAGCGCATCCGAGCCAGCATTCGACCCGGCCTGATAGCGACTGAAATCGATCGCCGGCGCTGCAGCCACAGCCATCGCCGTGACGGCCGGGGCATTCGTAAATTTCACGCCCATGCTGTCGGTGACGCCCATCGCGGTTTGCAGGTTGGCGATGGCCTGGGCCACCGTCAGGGAACCCGCTTTGACACTGTCGTTGATGGTGATCAGGCTCTTCACCTGCGCTTCGAGCGCGTCGTAGCTGGCCTGCTGCAGGTCCACCTGCTGCGAGGCCCACTTGACCGCCTCCTGGTTGGCGGCCACCACGCGGGCGTAGTCGGCCGCATATTTCGCGTCCGAAGCGTTGACCACCTGCGAGGCAGTCAGGAATGCCTGCTCGGCGGCCGACAGCCCGGACTGCGCCGTCGTGTCGCCGGCATTGGCTGCTGCCAGCGTTTTCTCGAACTGCGCCCGCGCCTCGGCATATTTCTGCTCCGGCGTGAGGGTGGACTGGTTGCCCAGCGCGAGATTGGCGTTGAGGCCGTTGAGCGTGGTGACCCACGCTTTCGAGCGATCGAGCGCGGTCTTGGCGGCCGACGACTCGCGGTCGTAGGCGCTGGCCAGCGCGTCCTTGGCCGACACCACGGCCTTAGCTGCCTGCACCTGGTCGAATAGCGCCTTGTTCACGTCAGCGATGCCGGCGCGCTGGATGGCCAGCAGCTCCGCTTCGCTTTTCGTGATCTCGGCCAGCTGCTGCGCCAGGTCCTTGCGCTCGTCTGCGATTTCCTGCTCGCTCTTCGTCAGGTCCTCCGTGGCCGCGTGCGTTTTTGCAAACGCGTCGGCCAGGGCCAGCAGCGCGGTGTATTGCGCGGCGCCGGCCTCGGTTGCCAGCGCGCCCGAGTTGGACAGGCCCAGCACCAGGTCCTTGAACTTGTCGCGGGTATCGATGCCCTGCAGCCCCATGGCCGCCAACTGGTCGGTGACATATTTCTGCACCGGTGCCAGGCGCTCAGCCTCCGTCAGGAAGTTTTCGTTGAAGTTGGTTTGAGCGTCCGCCAGCTCATCGATGCCGCCAGCCAGCGCAATCAGGCGCTCCCGCGCCGCGATGCTGGACATGCCGACCTGACCGAACGACGTGCTGCTCGACGCCAGGATGGAGTCGAGGTTTGCGTAGTTCGACGCGATGCGGGTCAGGGTCTCGAAGTACCCCTCGCCCACCTGTTGGAACTGATCCAGCCCGGCCACGCCGAACCGCGCCATGTCGTCGCCCAGCTTCGAGAAGACGGCCTCAAGCTGCTCCTGGATCTCGGCGCCCGATAAGCCCTTCAAGCTGATCTTGCCGATGTCGATCACGAAGCCGTTGAGGCGCTGGGTGAAGGCGTCGCCGCCCACGCCCAGCAGGCTGGCAGCCTCGCCGATGCTCGCGCCCAACCCGATGATTACCTTCGCAAACTGCGCGTCGGCGTCACCGCCCAGTGCGTTCCAGCTTGTATTTTTTTCGTCGCTACTGAACCACCCGCCAGACTTCTTGGTGTCGGTGTACTGGAACGAGTTGAGGTCGCCAGCCATCGCCCGGGCAAATGTCGTCGGGTCGATCTTGAAACCGGTATCTTCGACCGTGGTCTTGCCGCCGAAGATTGAATTCCCGATCTTGCCGAGCCAGCCGCCCGAACTGGCTTGCTCGACGACGCCGGTCAGGCCCGACGTGCGCACCAGCAGGTTACCCAAGCCTGACATCGACGATTCGATGCTGCGCAGCGAATTGAGCATCCCCCGCGTGTAGCTCAGCTCGATGCTGCTGTTGTCGGACATCAGATCAAGCGCGCGTTTTATCGAATCCGATTTCGCGGAACTGTCGCCGAACACGGTGCCGGTACCCTGGCTTTCCTGACGCTGCTGCGAGATGGACTTGCCGCCACCTCCGCCGCCAATCGCCACGCCCAGGCCGGCCACGAGCGCCGCCATTGCCGCCATGCGAGCGAACGCTGTGTAGGGATCGCCCTGCCCCTGGCTCAGCACGGCGCTGATCCCCTTCGGCACCAGCTCGGCGAGCGTCATCGCCAGCTCGGCCGCATGGAACACCTGCGACATGGTGGTCAGCACCTTGTAGCCCTTACTTTGCTCGCCGAAGAATCCGGCGGCAGCGCCGGCCATGTCGCCATAGCCTTTCAACTGCTCATGCGCCTGCATTTTGTTCAGCTTGGTGATGTCACGGGTATATTCCGCTTCATCTTTTTGACCGTTGAGGTAGAGTTCGGCCGCATTGGCACGCTGCTTAGCGAAGTCCTTCTGACCTTTGGCAAACGACTGAAAGGTAGTGCTCAACTTCACCAGCGCGCTACCAGCGCCGCCGAATGCATCGCGCAACGCATCCCCGAAAGCTTGAGCCTTATTCGGGTCAAGAAAGTCGGCCAGCTCTTTCTTCATCGAACCGGCCTGCTGCGCATCGAACAGTTCTCGCATGGCGGCGGCGCTGCGCTTCAATGCCTCAGCCTCGGCAGCGCGGCTTGGAATATTAGCCAGCAATGCAGCATCGGCCTCCTTGCGCAAAGCGGCCTCCTCGACCAGATTGCGGTTGTATGCCACGGCCTGCTCGGCGGCCATACCGATAACTGCATTGGCGTCACGTTGTGCTTGGATCTGGGATTCCAGAGACTGGACCTCTGCAAATCGAGCCTCGCTCAATTTATCTAACGCGTCCAGCGCAGCGCGGCTGTCGGCTATTTCCAGACCAAACACTTCTTTCGATAACTCGGCGCGGCGCGTGAGGATTTCCTGATCGGCCTTTGCGACCTGTCCACGCAAGGCGGCAAGCTTCTCCTGCTGGGCGCCCTGCTGGTCGGCCGATACCGTCTCGGCAGCAGTGATCGAAAGACGCTGCTGCGCCCGCGCCTTCTCGCGCTGGATGGCTTGCTCATCCATCTTCGCTACTGCTTCGGCATAGGCAATGCGATTGTCCAGCGATTGCACGCCACCGGTCTGCCGCCTCATATCGAGGCTGATTCGGGCGCGCTTTGCTACCTCCTCCTGCACTTCGCCAAGGCGCTGCACGGCGCCAATCTGCAACGCGATGCCGGCATTGTTCACATCGACGTACTTCGCTTTGATCTGGGCGATTCGCTTCTGAATTGCCTCTTCGGTGACCACCGCATTTTCATCTGCTGGAGCAGCTGCGGTGCGCAAGATGCGCGCCTTTTCAATCTCGCGCTCCATCAGCTCTTTTCGAGTCAGGTATTTATCTTCCTGCTCTGCGAACTCGATGGCGGCCTTGTTGCGGCGCTGATCGGCTCCTTCTTGCTCAGCCTTGAGGGCGGCCACCTTGCGCTGATTTAGCAAGCTGTCGCGATCCCGCTCAGCAGCATCTAATTCAGCTTGCTTTTGGGCATTGCTGCCAGCGAACGAAAAAAATGCCAGTTTTGCCTTCTTCACGCGCTCTTCGGCTTTTTCCAGCTTTTCGTCCAGGCTATCCTGCCGGCCCACGTCCAGCATGGCATCCCACGCTGACTTGGCGCCGCTGGCGACACTGTTCCAGGCGCGCGACAGCGTGCCGAGCGATGCCTCAACATCCTTGCTCTTTTTGAGCATGGCGTCACCGTAGGCTGCTTGCGCGACCTTGGCGGCGTCGAGCGTGCGGCCTTGATTCTCAAGCGCCTTGATCTGCTGGTAAGTGGACAGCGTGAGGTAACCGTACTGCTCGCTCAACTTGAGCGTGGCCTTGAGGGGGTCGGCGCCCAGGTCGGCGTATGCCTTGACGGTATTCTCGACCTCGATTCCGAGGAACTTCTGGGACCGAACGGCCGCGACCGACGCCGCCACCAGTTGGTCAGCGCCCACCTTGCCGGTACCAACCAACTGTGCGAGTACTTCGGCGTTCTTGCCCTGCGTGCCGGCGGCCTCGGATGCTGCCTTGGCCATGTCGCCCAGCTGGCCAGCGGTCACGCCGGCCACATTGCCCGTCATAGCGATCGACATGGCAAACGCCTTGGCCTCAGCCTGCCCTTGGTAGTAAGCAACGGCAAGTGCAGCAGCAGCTGTGGCCGCGACGGTGTACGGGTTGATCAAGCCGATGACATAGCCGCCCAGGGCCTTCACCGCGTTGCCGGCGCCACCGAACATATCCTTCAATTGCCCGCCCTGTTGCAGTAGCACGGTCAGCGGCGCCTGGCCGCCTTGCAGGCTGACGATGATGTCGGTGAATTGCGCTGGCACGCCACGAATGGCTGCTGCGGTCGCGCGCGCCGACATCCCTGCGTTATTCAGGCCCTGCTCAGCCTCGCGCAGTTTCTGGATGAATGGCGCGGCCTGGTTGGACACGCCCATTTGCGCCGCCTGCAGTTCGAGCAGCTCGGTGCGGGTCTTGCCGATGGCGGCAGCCTGCTGCTGCAAGCTAGCGACGAAGTTGTCTTTGCCGGCCTGGGCCTGCACGGCCTGGCGCTGCGCCTCGGCGGCCGAGCGGGCGGCGGCGGACACCGCGTCCTGTGCCGTCTTGACGCTTTGCAGTTGCGCCAGCAGCGGGTCTGCGGCGCCGGCCAGGCCCAACTGGACAGCACGGTACCTCAAGACCTCTTCAGCCGACTTTCCGTAGAGCGCGATCTGCTCGCGCAGTCCGGCCATGAAGGCGTCCTGACCAGCGCGAACGGTCGCGGCCTGCTGCTGGGCCGCAGTGGCCAAGCGCGCCGCTTCGGTCACAGCGTCCTGGGCAACCTTCAAGCGTTGCAACTCTTGAATTATCGGCTCGGCGGCGCCGGCAATGCCGGCCTGCGCGGCGCGGTACCGCAGCGCTTCCTCGGCCGATTTGCCATACAGGGCGACCTGCTCGCGCAGAGAGGCTAGCATGTTGTCGCCGGCGGCTTGGCGCTGAGCAGCCTGCTGCTGGGCAGCAGTAGCGCGGCGGGCGGCCTCTGTCGCCGCGTCTTGGGCGTCCGTGAGCTGGCGCAGCTCACGAATGATGGGCTCAGCTGCGCCGGCGACACCGGCTTGGGCTGCGCGATAGCGCATAGCCTCTTCCGCCGACTTACCGAACAGCAGCGCCTGCTCGCGCAGGCTGGCAATGAATGCCTCGCCGTTCGCCTGTTTTTGGGCGGCTTGCTGCTGAGCCGCCGCCGTGGCGCGCGCGGCTTCGGCCACCATTTCCTGCCCAGCCTTGATCCGTTGCAATTGCTGGATCAGCGGCTCGGCCTCGGCGCCGGCACCGGCCAGTGCGGCGCGGTAGCGCAACACTTCTTCGGCTGACTTGCCCTGCAGTGCGATCTGCTCGCGCAAGTTTCCCAGGAAGCCGTCACGGCTCGCCTGGGCCTGCGCGGCCAGCCGTTGCGCCTGCGATTCCTGCCGCGCGGATTCAGCAACAGCATCTTGGGCCGCGCGCATGTTTTGAAGCTGCAAAATCAGCGGGGCGGCCGACTCGGCGGCGCCAGCTTGGGCAGCCCGGTAACGCAGCATTTCGTCCGCGCTCTTCCCAAACAGCTGGATTTGCTCGCGCAGGTTGCCCAGGAAGTTATCCCGTACGCCCTGGGCCTGCGCCACTTCACCGAGGGCGGTGGCCTGGGTGCGCGCCGCCTCGGCAGCCGCCACCTGCGACGCAGCCGTCGCATCCAACGCTGCCTTGGCGCGTGCCTGCGCCGCTTCAAGTTCCCGTGTTTGCGCAATGAGTGGGGCCAGTTTCATCATGTCAGCACCACGACTGCGTGCCAACTCTTCAAGAAACTCGCTGCCAGCCTTCTTCCCGGTGACCAGGGACGAGTTAAACCGCTCAAACTGAGCAATCATGTTGCGCGTTGCTTTGTCAACGCGATTTGCAGCCGTGTCGGCGCCAGAGCCGATCTTGCCCAGGTTTTCGGCGCCACGGCCGCCCAGGTTGTCCAGGCTCTTCCCTGTCCGCGCAATCGAGCCATCGATCCGGTTCATTCCCGACTCGACGCCGGCCGAATCGACACCTACCTCGATTGTTGCGCTGCCAATTTTTTCGGACATGGATTACCCAATAAAAATGCCACCTCAAAGGTGGCGGACTATCGAAGATCTGGTGCTGCCTATTTTTTTTCGTGGATGCAGGCCAGAGCGGTCCGCTCCATCACCATCACATCCGCCTCGAGCTGGTCGTATTCCTCTTCGGACAGCTTCATGCGGTCCATCTTCCGGTGCATGACGCCGTAATCAAGTCCTGTCGGACCGGACATTCCGGTGCGCCACTGGGTGCCCATGAAATTGAACAGCTCGAAAGCCTGTACATGCTCGGGCCAAATATCGACCGGCTCCGCCGCCACGTCCTCGAGGGTCATGCCGAACGCCGCCAGTTCCTTTTCGTCTGGCGCGCGCTCGTACATCCGCGTGGCGACGGCGATCAGTTTTTTGCGCGGGCGCCCGACATTTCGACCATGTAGGCCTGGTAGATAGCCAGCGCCGAACCAGGATAGTTCTGGATCATCTTTTCCAGCGATTCGGCGTTGAACGGGTCGTCGATATCCCAGCCGGAAACCAGGTCCTGGAGCAGGTCCACGTCTTCCTTCTCCTTCATGTCGTCCATGAATTCTTTGAGCGCATCTTTGCTGCGATGCTTGAAGGTGAACTCGATGTCCGCCGGCTTACCGCCCGGGACGGGGATCGCCACCTTCGCTTTGAAGGTAGGGTTTGCGGACAGGTTAAATTTTTGCTTTGCCATTTTGTACTTTCAGGGTAGGGAAAAAGACCCGACAAGGTGCGACCGAGCGGGCATAAAAAGGCCCGCGAAGTGCGGGCTGGAAAACGCGGGCGATGCCTTGATTAGGCGGAGTAGCGCACCGGCGGCGCGCGCAGGCTGAAGGTGGCCGTCACGGCCATGACTTCGTTGCGGGTCAGCGACGGCGTTTCGTTAAGCGAGACGTAGGCGTTGTACAGGATCTCGGAGCCGTTCGGGAGCGTGCAGATCAGCGCGCGGATTGCCCGTGCGTCGGCAGCTGCCTTGATGGCCTTGTAGCCGGGCAGCGTCGGATCATCGGCGATGGACAGCGCGATCGACTGCGCGCTTGCCTGGGTTGGCAACTGGAAGCTGTCGTTCTCTTCCAAAAAGCCCACTTCGGTAAAGCCCATTTCGCCGCCCGACGTGGTGCTGGTCAGTACCTGGATGATTTGCTCGGTCGTCTCGAGCTTGCGCACGGTGATGCGCGCGCGACCGGCCGGAAAGTCCTTCAGACCCGTGGTATCAGTACCTTCCAACTCGAAGGTGCCAGTCGTCGATTCAGCAACCCGGAAGATGCGGTTGTTCAACTTACCCCAGCTAGAAGTGACTTCGACATAGTCGCCGTCGGCGAGGCCGTGAGTCGCAGCCGACAGCACGGCAGGGGCGGCGTTGGTCGCAGTGGTGACAGCGATCGTGGCACCGTATGCGAGTGCGAGCGCCAGTTTGGCGCCGTTGGGGAGGGAGACTGCCATGGTGATTCCTTTCCGGTCGCTCTGGACCGAGGTTGTGAGCCCGTACGGGCGTAAAAAAGGCCAGCAGATTAGGCTGGCCGTCAATTGCGTATGAGTTGCTTAATTTGCTTCAAATACCTTGCTGGTGACCGTCATGGCGCAGCGCTGCTCGGCAATCGATTTCGCGTCGAAAGCCCCGTTCATCAGCGCATTAATCTGGGCGGAAAAATAAAGCTCGGACCCATCAGGCCGTCGGACGCAGTACGTGTAGCCCGGGACCACGCCGACAGCGGCGCGCAGGATGTCCTGCCCGGCGTCTGCGATGCGGATCAGCTCGATCTGCAGCGACAACTCCGCGAGCGCGCCGGTCATTGCCTGATAAGGGCGCACCAGCCCGATATGGTTGCGGGGCACGGTGGCGTACTGGTTACCCAGCTCACCCACCACTTTCACGCCGCGCACCTGGGCATACTCGAGTGCGGCGTAGGCGGCGAGCGTTTGCGCCCCTGGGCGTGTCGGCGCCACCATGAGCATGCTGCCGACCAAGGAAATCGGATGCGGCCCCATGTCAGTGCCACACCGAAAAGTCTTGCCGCGCGCCGCGCAGCTTGGTGTCTTCTTCGTAGATCGATACCCTGGCGCCGAGCACTTCGACCTGCAAACCTGCCGCCAGCCGCAGCAAATCTTCCGCCCGCTCGCTCAACTCCGACGCCGCGAGCCGCGTATCGGCCCAAGCGTTGATCTGGATCCGCGCGTTGCGCTTGCCCGGTACGGTGCCTTCGAGGTAGTTCAGCGCATCGCCGCCCACCTGCTGGTAGGTCAGGTACGGACGCACCGTGCCCTCTGGCGCCACGTCCGGAAAAGCCCTTCCGCCGGCCAGCGATGACAGCGCCGCAAAAATCTGTTTGTCCACGCTCATGATCTGCCTTTAATTTCTGTCAGCTTCACCGCCATGCGGGCGTTTCCGGCCGCGATCGCGTCATCCATCCGCGCTACCGCCGGCCGCATGAACGGATGTGCCGGCGAGCGCGAGGTGCCGAACTCCACCATTGCACCGTGCGGTGCCTTCATGTGGTTCCAGCTGATGCGATACAGCTTGTGCGTGGGAGTCGAGCGCTCGGGCGAGAACACCCGGTAGATTGCTGCCTTCAACGTGCCAGGCTGGATCAGGTATCGAACGCCGGTTTTTTTGGAGTTCCGGCCGTAGAAGTAATGCGCCTTGGTTGACACAGGCACGCGGGAACGCGCATCCTCGTAAATCACGAGCGCCATCCCGGCCGCGCCCTCGATGGCCACCTCGTCCTTGATGGCGTTGCCGAATATGCTCACTGCCTCACGCAAGCCGGCGAACTGCGACAGGTCGATGCTAAAGCTCAAGCCAGCCCCCTTGTACACATAAGTTGCAGGGTTCGACCGTCCTGCCCGAGGACCGCCAGCACGTCGTAAAGGTCGGCCCCATGCCCCACGCGCAGCGCGCTGGAAAGTCCGGGTCGGTGCCGGATCGTAATGCGGGTGGTGACTGACGCCTGCTCGGCCGTGGCGGAAACAAACTCCTTGCCGCTGATGTCTTTGATCTCCGCCCAGCACTTGCCGTCGCCGTCGGAAATCACGTTTTCCCAACCTTCGATAGGCTGACCAGCGGCGTCCTTGCCAACAGATCGCCGCTGGATGGTGACCCGCTTATTCAACCTGGAGGCGAGGCTCATGCGTAGGTCCTGAGGTCGTCGGCCAGGCGGTCGAGGTAGGCCGATTGAACAGTATCGCGCTCGGTGCGGGTGGCTGGATCGAACTGCTCGACCAGCTTCGCAAGAATGAATAACTGCGCAGTTTCAGGTGTCTTGTCCGGCGTGTTGCCGTAGCCGCACTTCACCGTTACCACTACATCGGTGGCGTCGCCGGCCGGCCACGGCGCGGCGGCAGCCGCCAGCACCGAGCTCGAGTAGTTGCCGACATTGAGCCGAAACGCTTCAGCTGCCAGCGGCGTCTCAACACCGGCGGCAGAGTATTTCACCGCAGTGATTTCCATTGCCGGATGCGGCAGCGAGATCGGTTCGCCCGCGCCAGGAAACGACGGGAGGCGGACCTCCCACGTCTGCTCCATGAATACTTGGCCCACATCATGCTCGAGCTTGCGGGTGATACCTTGCACCCACAGGGTAATCAGGGTATCCATGTCGCCGCCGTCCACGCGCAGGTTGGCGCGGGCGAGGCTGATGTCCACGGCCAGCACGGTGGGTGCAATAGTTCGGACCATGGTCATGGCAACACCGCCACGCTGGCATAGCTGTCAGCATCCGGCAGGCCGGCGCCGGTTTCGATGATTAGCATTTTTACCCGATCGATCTAGATGCCGGAGACGGTGCCGGTCAGCATGCGAGTGCCGAGGCCGGCCTCGGTGCTGGTGTAGAAGCCGACGAATTTCTTGCTGGCGAACATACCGATGGTGCCCATATAGACCTGCTCATTGACGCTGAGAGGGTTGCCCGCGTCGGTCCAGAGGACCTGCCAGTCGTTCCCGGTAACTGCAACGTAGAAGGCTGGGACCGTGTTGGAAGCGCCTAGCCCATTGGAGGTCGCGTCCATCTGGAAGCTAGTAAATGCCGGGTCGCCGGGCTTTACCTGAACAATCCCGCCGCCAATGGTGCGCGCATCGCCAGTACCCATGGGCACAGTCCAATGCATGTTGTTGAACTGGCGGTAGCCGGTGCGACCCAACACCAGAATAGCGAATGGCGCAGTGTCGGGAGTGAACGATAGGCTACCGTCGTCAGCACCCCGGATGCCGGTGAATTGCAGGGCATTGCCACCCGTGAACACCGTGTACTGTGGGGGGAGCGGCAAGAAACCATAGGTCAGGTCTTCCAGATTCACATACGCCACCTGCATTTTTCCAGCGCCTGCCACTGCAGGGCCGTTGCCGGTGTTGTCCCCGAACGAGAGGTAGGCGCGGTTGTCGAGGGCTGAAGCGTAGCAGCCATGGAAATGCACGCCGAGCGGGTTAGTAGTCCCGGCATTCAACAGGCTCAACAGGTCCACCCAAGTCTCGCCGTGGTCAAAGGTCACGTAGCTATACACCGCGCGGAGGGTGTTGTCGCCCGTTGCCTGGGACTGCGTGCCGTACAGATTGGTGACAATAGCGCCGTTGGGTAGGGTGGCATTCGGCGGAATCACGCTGCCGTTGCTGAACGCCCATCCTGCGTTGATGCCCGCCGACACGCCACCAAACGACTTCTTGCTGGTGAAGGTAACGCCTTGCTTATTGGTCGCCCAGCCGGTTGTTTTATAGACGACGTTCACACCGGCAGCGCTTGGGTTCCCCGAGCTGCTTCCCAACACCAGAAGCTCACCGTCATAGGTCTCGATGATGGCGACTGGCTTGTCTGCTGGCTTGTTGGTGAGGATGGTCCACGTAGCCATTTCGTCAGACGAGTACGCAAGTGCGTTGTCGCTGGTACGGCGGCCGATGCACAGGTTGCTACCAGTCCGGCTGATGAGCAGCGGGATGATGGGGGGTGGGGCAGACAGAACCGGGTTCAGCAGCGTGATGACTGGCTGGTCGATGGGTGCGAGTGCTTGAACAGTGGAGGTCATTTGGCGGCCTTCGTTTGTACAGTAAATCCGGTGAGTGGGCGACCCGCCCAAGTACCCGGGGCGGTCGTGGCAGCAAGGGTAGCGGCCAATGGGTAGGTGAAGGTGTTCGCGCCCGTAACGGTGACACTGGTGAACGCGCCGTTGTAGCCCGCTGGGGTCACGTCTTGGACGCGCACGCTTGCGCCTGTCGCCAAATTGTGCGGCGCTGCTGTAGTAACCGTGGCGGTGGCGCCATCGCTGGTGATGCTGGTGATGGCGAAGGCCTTACCCCGGACGTAGGGCTTGCCGGGGTCAGTCACCAGCACCTGTGCATTTGGAGGAATGTCCACCCAAGAGCCCGTAGGCTGGTTGTAATCGTTGTTTGAGGCACCGGACAGGACGTACTGCCCCCAATACGGCGTGTCGTTATGAAATAGGATGCTCGTTCGTCCGGGGTTGTGAAAACCCACCTGCGCAGCATACGCAGATGAACCAAAAATGGTATTTTTGATGATCCAGCTAAATGACGTGGGGACGGGGTCGGCTGCTAATGGCGTTACCGCATCCGCCTGCACCGATGCCGGGCCAGCACCCTGCCCGTTCAGCGTGGTCACGGTACCGGTGTACGGCGTGCCGGCCGGCGCGGTGATGGTCTGCGGATTCGTGGTCAGCTGCGTCACGTTGCCGTTGATGTCGGTCCAGATGTTGCTGGTGGTCGCGGTACTGCCGGCTGCGCCGGGTGTCCAAGCCAGGCTGACGGCGCCGGCCATCGCGGTCAGGACGGGTTTGGCGGGCTGGCCGGGGGCGGTCGCCGACGAGCCGGAGATCGAGATCGGCAAACCGTTTTCCGACAGCTTCAGTACGGGCTTGCCCGAGATCACCAGCTGCGCCGAGACCAGGCCGCCATCATATCGCGCGCGCCTGAACAGCAAAGCTGTGGAGGCCAGGTCGATCGCCAATTCAATGCCGTCGCTCGGCAGCAGCTTCACCCATGCGCCGGCCCCGGCTTTGTATTCGATGGCCCCGCCGTTACTCGTGTTCGTCAGCATGACGCTCGACGAAGGCTGGGTATTGCTGGTGGCCACGCCAGCGCCACCAGGCGCGCCCGTCACCGCGATCGACACCGTGGTCGCATCCATCACGGCGATAATGCCCTGCATCTTGCTCATGCCTATTCCGATCAATGTTCTCACCAGCGCGATTTACGCGCCAGCTGGGGTAATTATTTGGCTGCCTTCTTGACGATCTTGGCAGTCGGCTTCGAATCTTCTTGCGACACGTCCCCCTTGGCGGGGGTGGACACCGGCTCCGGAGTCGTCTGCTCGGCATCAGCTACCGCAGCCGCCGCCGGCTGGCCGCCCTCTTCCGGCACGGCGGGCGCCGCTTTCGGATCCGGCCACTTAGCGCCCTTGCAGTCGTTCACCAGGTGGTCTGCAAACGCTTGATCCGTTTTCAGGATGTCGCCGGTGGACAGCGTCCCGTACCGTGCGGTGATTACCTGGGCGACGATCTCGACTTCGACTAATTCCATGTTTTTCTCCGGTGCGGGGCCGCTATGGAAGCCGGCCCCATTTCGTTACGCTGGAACCAGGTCGCCGTAGCGCGCAGCGGCAGGCTTCTCGACCGTCAGCGCCAAGCGGCGCTCGGCGCGGATGGTGATCAGGTTTTTGGTGAAGTTGTCACCGTCCGAGTCGGACAGGTCCACGGCGATGCCTTCGCGGGTGTGGAGCGTGGCTGCCTGCGACAGACTACCGACCCACACTTTGCCGAATGCCATGGCATTCGACGCGACGACCGGCAGGCCGAAGAGAATTGGCGGCACGGTCGAACCAGGATCGCCCAGCAGATAGCGGCCTTGGCCATCCTTAGCCAGACGCATGGTCCACCAGTCGGCCGTGTTCAGGATCACCACGTCGGCTGGGTAGTCGGCCGCAGCGCAGTCGCCGATCATCTTGCCGATCAGGTCGAAGCGATTGGTAGGTGACAGCTGCATGCCGGTCAGCGAAGCGGCGGTGTAACCGTGCGCGGTGAAATTGCCGGCCAGCGTCAGGCCCGAAATGTTCGGCGCCACACCATTGCCAGCGACCAGTTGATTCTCGACGCGCAGGTTCACGCCGTAGACCATGCGGCGGTTGATGTATGCGGCCAACGCAGCGTTGTCCATCGCGAGCTGGCGGGTGATCTTGATCCAGTGGGCGACCGTCGAGACCGGCATGGTGCCCGGCACAAAGGTAATCGAGCTTTCCGGCTTTTGCGCACCTTCCGCAGTTTCGGCAGCGGCATTGGTGAACACGTTCTCGCGCAACCAGTCGATCGCATTGGCCGTGGTTGGTACGTTGACCAGCAAATCTTCGATGGTGAAGACGCGGAAGGCGCCCTCGACGATGCCCGGCCGGCGCTCGCTGAAGGTGTTGCCGATCGCATTGGTGACGGTGTTCTTCACCTCGATGCGGGTGCGCACACGGCCGTCCTGTTTGAGGAAGTTTTCGTACGAAGCATGCTTGGTGAACAGCGCGCCGGCCGATTCATCCACTGCGGGCGCATCTTGCTGCGCGCTGGCCTTTTGCTCGATCTGCAGCAGGCGATCGGCCAGCGTGCGCTGCTCGACACCCAGCGTATCGATTGCGGTCTTGGTGTCAGTGGACACTTTACCGAGCGCAGCCATTTCCGTTTCCGCTTTCGTCGAGGCTGCGGCGAGGTTCGCCTCGACACGGTCGAGGGCTTTCATAATCAGGTCGGACATTTTTTTCCTTTGGACGTAAAAAAAGCCGCTCAAGGCGGCTTGCGTGGATGGTTTGGCGTGGGCTACTGGGTCATGCGCTCAAGGCGTGCAACGATTTCCGCCTCGTTCTTGATCGCTCCTGCGCTGTCACCTGCGTCCCGCAGGGAGAACAACACCTTCGCGCGGGCGGTCAGCGCTTGCGCCGCCCCTTTGCTGAAACTGCCTGCATCCCGCAAGAAGTATTCAAAATCCCGAATGGTTTCCACGGCGGCGATTTCGTCCGCCAAGGCCGACTTCACACTGCCCGAATCGACCCGTGCGAACTTGTCGGCCGGGAACGTGACGATCGACGTCTCGGCCAGGCGCTTGACCTTGCGGATGGTGCGGCCGCCGGAAGTCTCGTCGTAGTCCCCCTTGGTGAGGCTGTAGCCGATCGACATGGAATCCAGGCTGCCGTGCTTGAGGGCCGCGCGCACCTCCTGCGCCAGCTGGTTACCAGGCGTGAACTCGCCCGTGAGCAGCAGGCCGTGGTCGTCTTCCTCTGCCTTGACCCACTTCCCGATTGGGACAGCGTAACTGTCGTGGTTGAAGAACATCTTCGGCATGCCATTGACCTTCAAGGTCTCCGCGTAGGCGCCTTTAACGATGGTGTCGCCGTAGGAATCCACGTTGCCAAAGGTCGAGGCGTAGCCGGTGAACGACCCGCCGTCCGCATCGAGCTTAAATTGTACGTCGGCGACGGCCACCATTTTGTGTTCCATGGTCTTTCCTTTCATTGAGCGATATCTTGGCCGGCGCCGCCGGCGCCGCCCTTCACTTTACCCAGCATGTCGAGGGGCGCCAGGTTGACCTGCGCGGTCAAGACGTCCGTACCCGGGATATATGGCCAGCCTTCCAGCTGCCGCACCTCGGCACGAGTTGTGATGCCGTTCTGTACGTTTTTCGCGTTAATCTCAGCGCGATCCTTGGGATTCCCGCGTAAAAGTGCGTCCAGGCTGTATTCCACCGCCATGCTGGCGCGCTGGCGCGCCGTCATCACGCGCTTGCGCAGGGCCTGCTCGATGTTGATGATGGTCGGACGGATGGCGGTAGTGTAGAAACCCTGCACAATCAACTCGATACCGCTACCCCAAGCCGTCACATTTGAGTTGTGGACCAGCACCGGCGGCACATCGAACCACCGGCAAATCTCTTCGACGCCATAGCGACGGGTTTCCAGCAACTGTTGCTCGACTGGCGACAGGGATAGTTGCTGGTATTTCATGTCGGCTTCGAGCAGGTGGACGCGCCCCATTGCGCCGGCGGCCATGCCGGCGAAGTTCAGCGTCACAGCGGCGCGCTGCTCAGGATTCAGCACCTTATCGACCATCAAAATACCTGTCGGCTTGCCGCCAGTGCCGAATATTTTGCTCGCCGATTCCTGCGCTTTCGCCGCCTCATCCGTCGTCGCGCGCATGAACTCCAGCTTCGCCATGCCAGTGGTGCCGTTGCCGAGATTTTTCAGGTGCAGCACACTTTCGGCGGCCAGCACCATAACGTTGATGCCGAGGCGGTAGGTGTAAATCATCGATCCGTTGTCGAGCACTTCTGTCTCGACCTGGTCGGCCGGCATCGGCCACATGGCCACTACCTCGCCCGCGTCGTCGCGGTCGAGCCGAGCGTAGGCGTTGCCGCGCAGATCGTAATTCATCATCATCGCGCGCCAGAACTCGAACGGTGTCATCCGGCTGTTCGGTGATTCATGCAGCAGCGCGTAAAGTCGGCTGGTGCGCGCGAGAATCTTCTCGCCACCGGCCTGTTTGTAGACGTGGATCGGCAAACTGGCCACCATCGTCGCGCGCCGGTCGATACAAGCCCACACAGTGCTGATTTGCAGCGCGCCGTCGACACTGGCGCCGGACGAATCGGCCACCAGCGCGTGCCCGGGTGCGGCATTTTGCTGGCCGAGCTTCTCGGCGATCGCGCCAGCGCGGCCCCACCAGCTGCGTACCGCTGAAAAAATGGACATAGGCCGCTTAGAAAGAGAGAGGGTTATTAAGGAAGTGGTCGATGTTTTCTTTCGGTTCGGCGTGGAGTATCCTGCCGATCGCCATGATCAGCGCCACGGCGCCGTCGATCTTGTTGTCCTCGCCTTGCTTGATCGGTCGCACCACATCGTCGTTGCCGGGCAGGTGCTTGCCTATCACATTTGAGATGCACCAGGTCATGATCGGATTGCCGTCGTGGTGGAACCGTCCGGTCGCAATCGCCGCCTCGAGCTCCTTCATGGGATCGCTCATATTCGTGTAGTTCTGGGTCACCACGATGGGATTCAGCCCCTCATCGTCCAACTGGTGCGACAGCCCGGTTGCGCCATGGGGGTCAATTGGCGACTCGTCTACGGGCGAGACTTTGTTCACCTCGACGGCAGCAGCCAGGATTTCTCGGTAATCGACCTCTGCGCCATCGGTTTCATCCATTAAGCCCGCATTCACCCACGCCTGGTACCGCTCCGACATGCGCTTGTTGTCGTCGTTCTGAACAGTCTCCTCCGGCACCCAGAACTTCGGGCCCACGCTGTAATAGTGGCGCCGCCCTGCGATATCGCGGTGGAAGACCTTGGCCATGCTGTTCATATCCAGCTTGCGGGCCAGGTCGAAACCGAGGATGCACGACTGGCCCTCAAACTGCTCCTCCGTCAGCGTCGTGTCTTCGCAGGCCCGCCACTTCTCCAGGTTGTAGAAGCCAGCTTTCGCCGAGGTCCACACGTTCAGGTGCTTCGTCTTGAACGTGTTGGTGAAGCGAGCCGACCGAATGGCCTTTTGCTGCTGGCTTTCCAGATACGAATGGAACACCGAAACACCCATGTTCGGGTTGGCCTTGGCCAGCACCGCCGGATCAGTCCAGTCGTCGCCCTCGTCGATCGTGAAGACCCAGCCGAAGAGCTCGTCGTCGGGCACCGTCCCGTCCAACATTTCCATGACCTGGCGCCGCTTGTCGTAGCAAGGACCTTCGATGTTGGCGCCGGCGGTGGTGATGATCAAGATGAGCGGCTGCCGGCGTGCACCCATGCCCGTCAGCATCGTCTCGTACAGCGAAGCTGAATCGTGCTCGTGGTACTCATCGATGATCGCGCACGATGGCGAGGCGCCGTCGCCAGGATTCCCGATCAGTGGCTCGAAGCGACTGCCGTCCTCCGGAAGCGTGAGGCTCGCTGCGTTCACCTCGATGCCTGCTGCCTCGACCAGCAGCGGAGTACGCTTCACCATCAGGCGCGCCGGCCGAAATACCTCCCACGCCTGCTTTTCGGTCGTGGCGCCGGAGTACACCTCGGCGCCGAACTCGTTGTCAGCGACAAACATACCCAGCGCCACGCCGGCGCCGATGACCGATTTACCGTTCTTGCGGGACACTTCCCAGTAGCTCTCGCGGAAGCGACGATATCCAGTCTTTTTGTGGCGCCACCCGAAGGTGCAGGCCAGACCGAATTTTTGCCAAGGCTCCAGCGTCACCGCTTGGCGCTTGAAGCCCCACTCGCCCTTGGTGTGCGGTAACAGCTCGATGAACTTGAGCTTTTTCTCTGCCTCGACCATGTCGAACTTGAAGGAATACTCACTGCCGCGCGCCCGGCTGCGCACCAGGTCGTCCAGGTGGCGCTGACACGCCAACTTCACCCACCGACAGGCCACAATCCGGCCGCCTACTACGTCGCGCGCATATTTATTCGCCTGCTCGACGCGAGGGAATTTCTTCTCAGCCATGGATGAGCGCGCCAAATGCGTTGTTACCCTGCTTTTTTCCGGCGCCGACCAGGCGCTGACGGCTTGCCGGGTCCAGGCCAAGCAGCGAGCCGAAGGCAATCATCTGCTTTCCCGCCTCGTTAAGCGCTGTCAGGGCTGGGTTCTTGATCGGGCCGCCAGTGGCGCCCTCGACAACGACACCGTTCTCCTGCACGTTGACCGAAGCCGCGCGGAACGTACCGTAGGCTGTGCAAAATGCCTCCAGGTTGTGCAGGTCAGTCAGCTGGAGCACCTTCTGCTTCAGCAGCAACGGAGCGACACGCAGCCACATATCTCGCGCCTCCTCGACGATCCATTCCGGCGGATCGATGTCCACGGCCAGCCCGAAGTCAGGCGCGTCCGTATTGATCGCGCGCTTGCCAGGGTTACCTGCAGCGATCTTGCGTTCGGCCGGCTTCAGCTTTCGGCCCGACCTGCCTGCAACACCTGACATCTTGACCTGCCTTTCATTGCCTTTCCGCAATCATTGGCGGTCGGTTTTGGATTTCATATTTCGCGGGCGTAAAAATTCGAGGAACCGGACGGTCTTAGCCGGTAACGGCCTGGACTTTTGACCCACCCTCCCCTATTACCGCCGTGGATGCCCCGCTGCCTTCACCACAGCCGTCTGGGGCGTCGATCGCAGCCTCGCGCATGGTCAGGTACGCCTGCGACCGAAGCCGCCATCCTCGGCTGCGGTCTTCTTGTCGTGGTGATGCTTGCACAGGGGCTGCCAATTTCCGGCGCTATCCCAGAACCGCGCTCGGGCCGCAGCTATCCGTGCAGGGTCGCCGCTGTCGATGGCTTGCTTGAGCTTGTGAGGGATGATGTGATCGACCACCTGGGCGGCGATGGCAGGCCGGCCCTCTTTCTTGCAGTGGACGCACAGCGGGTGCGATCGCAGGTAGCTGTCGCGGGCTTTGGTCCAGGCGCTCGTGTAACCGCGCTCATGAGCCGTGCCGCGCCGGTCATCGCTTGCGACCTGGTTGGCCTTGCGGTGCTTCTCGCAATGGCCGGGCTTCTCGATCAGTGCGCCGCATCCAGCCTGGCGACAGATCGACTTAGCGCGACGCGGCATGAATACCTCGAATAAAAGAGCCACCGCCGTATAGTGCAGCGGGAATCACGGTCGGTGGCAAAGGGTCCAACAGGGAAACGATGTTGCTGCCCAGGTCAGTCGCGGTCGTCGCGGTCTGGCTGGTGCAGCGCGGGGATCAGGTGCCAGCCAAGCTGCCGGCGGATCTCGTCGGGCGTGGGCGGCGGATCGACCTGCGCATGCGTGCGCCGCTCGAAGTACTCGCGGACGAGTTCCTTGGGTAGGCGGGTTGTATCGGACACGGCCGCCTCGCAAAACAGGTGCGGGAATAGAAAAAGCCCGCGACCTTGCGGGGCGGGCTTTGCTCGTCAAGTGCAGTTGACGCAGCGATGACGTGTATATGGATTGAGACTTTACCAGACCGAATAGTCCGACGCAAGCAAATTAAACAATGGCAAGTTTTAACTCATGGGATATCAGCCTCTGCAGCATGCCGTAAGCCCCACCGAGGACAACGGATCCTTGTGTGTCCAGTCGAGCGATCTTCGCATGCACTAATTTTCCTCGCACAGATAGTAACGTCTTGTACTGCGCAAAGAGGTGGGAACGCTCCCCGGGGCTTTTACCGAGTGTAAAGGCAAACCGATCACACAAGCGGTTTGTCATGTCTGCCATGTTACCCTCTTCACCCAAAAGCGCTTCGAGGCCGATGCAAACCTCCAAGAGTGCAACGGTTTGGTTTGATACCGCTCTCGCATCTTCATACCACTCAATCGCAGTCGCGATGCGGCTGTTATCTTGTGCATCAAGCGTAGCAAAATATTTTCTAAAATCTCTTGCTTCGATTTCCATCGATGCGGCAAAGTCTTCTTCAGTATATGTTCGCTTCTTAACCGAGGAAAATAATGATGTCATATTCAGAGAAATACTCCCAACCAACTGCGCCATTCCTTCAGGAAGAATAAAATCGTAGACGTTAAGAGTCTTTAAATCCCTAAATTCAGCAACGGAATTTCTAAATTTAATTTGAGGTTTAGTTAACGGGCCAACGTGCATCAAATAGGAAAATATCTTTGATTTACGCAAGCAGTCAGCGACGATACTATTTTCGACCCCTTCCCGCCAAAAACCTCTTGCATTAATAAGAAGATTGGCTTTTCTCTCTTGATCGGGCACAAATTCGAGCCAAATACTTTCATGGAGTTGATAGCGCCCCACAGGCAATTTGCTAAAACCCGGGAGACTCATTCGAAATTCATAATCTCTAGGGTAGCTTTCCAGCGCTTCCACCACGCAGGCAATTACTTCATCGGCCACCTCAAGACGACGCTGCAGGTCCCCTTCCAAGGCGTTACCCATATGTTGCGCTTCAATCTTGCAGACGGCCCGATAAACTAGGTAGTCCACATCGTCCTCAGTCATGCACGAATTAAACATCGGCGCAATACTTTTTATGAGATTTAAATAGCCGATTCCAGCATCGCATCCATGGAAAGGGTCATAAATCTCCATATCGCCAAAATAATCTCTAATCATCTGCAAATATTTACTGCCCACACGGAAATTCTTACTAGGAATTTTTTTCACCGATGATTTCCCCAAAAATTTTTTCCACAAGTTTCACAGGGGTTATATTAGCAAATTCGCGATCACATCTTGGGCTTTTTGATCAATCTCTTTCAGCGACTTGTGGATGCGCGCTTTCTGATCGTAGGCAGTGGCTTTCGGTACGTTGAGTTGCTTGGCCGCGTCGGCGATCGAAACGCCGCGCTCGAAAAAGGACCGGATGATCGCGGCGCGCATGTTGCGCAAGGTGATGCCGGCACAGTGGCCGATGGCCCATTCGGCCAGCGTGGCCACCGCCTCGCGGTATTCGTCGCTCATTTTGTCGCGACTCTGGCAGCACGGGCACTCCTCGAAGCGCGGCGCGTAGCGAGCGACAATGCAGGCCGCCTGCAGCGCCGGCATCTGGCTCACACGCGCGCGGATGATGCCGGCCTGAGCCGCGCCGTCGAGCGCCACCAGGCCTTTGCCGGAGCCAATACCCGTCTTCATCAGCTTGGACATGGGCGACAGCGCGTATTGCTGGCTTGAATAGTTGAAGGCGAACGTCAACGCATCGTGCGGGTTGGCGAAAAGGGGAAGTTCGAAGTTATCTCGGGCGCTCATTTGGATTCCAGGGGTTTGTGTGGATGGTGCTGTTTGTTTAATACCGATGACTCTCAATAATCATGAGGTGGCGTACCTAAAGGCGCTACGCAAAGTCGCGCGCCACTTTCGCGCCACCGCATGCAGGTTCAAGCTGCCCTTTTGGTCAAGTTCATTCTTCATGCGCTGCCCTGGCTTTGGATGGTCGGTGCTGGTGCTGATGGCCAGGTGCCGGCCAGCGGAATGCCTGTCCGGCGCGCATATTCTTCGACCTTGCGGTTGCGCTCCGCGCGCTCAGCAGCTTCCGCCGCCAGCCGCTGCTCATGCTCCGCTTCGATGCGAGCCTCACGTGCGGCCTGCCCCTCCGCCAGTTGCTGCTTGATGGCGTCCAGCTGGTCGCGGGCAACATCGCTGATGGGCTCGACATCGGTGGGTCCAGCCAGCAGTGCTTGCACCGTGGGCGCCGGCAGCTGGCCGGCCACCGCAGCGCGCTTGAGCACTTCATCGCGACGCCCGGCATCCCAACCGATTGATGCGGCCCACGCGGCGGGCCGGCGCTCTGCCCGCGCCGCAGCGACCAGGCGGACGTACGCCTCCTTGAACGCCATGCGCGCGCCTACGTCGTCACCCAGGACCATCACCGAACTGGCGATCGCGTAGGCCTCCGCGCATTCCGCAGTCCAGACCACGGTGTCCGCCTCATCCTGGCTGCGCACCGCGATCGCCCAAGCTTCCTCGACACCAGGCCGGCCATCGTTCATCGCCGACAACTCGATCTGCTCGATGATGTCGGCCGGCTTCGGCGTGAAGCGCCCGCGCACCTTGTCAACGCAGTGGGCGCCCAGAGCGGCGCGCACGGTGGCCAGCGAATACGGCGCCAGCGCGGCAAAGAACATGCTCTTCGCGCCACCGGTGATAATCTTGTTCGGGCCCGAGCCGATCAGGTCGTACACGTCGTCCAGCAACATGGCGAAGTCGTCGTAATCATTCGCTTGCATCGATAATCCTTTCGCAGTTGGGCGGCGCCGCAATCCCCAGCCGGCGCTTCGCTTCGTCGTTCGCCGCGCGCTGAGCGGCGGCCAGGTCCACCGGCGCGCCCGGGGAAGCACGAGGTACCGGCTGAAGCTTCTCGTTTCGCACCCAGTTGCGCCAGGTGGCCGACCAATCGGTCTTGCGGCCCTTGGCGCCTGGTACCGAGGTCCAGTAGTCGAAGAACGAAGCGGCCACCGAGGACGGCCGCAGATCGGGCCGTTCGGTTTTGCAAAACTCCGTGTCGGCATCGGTGGGATGCCAGTCGGCAGGCAAGCGCGTAGCGCGTGCTGTCTCTGCTTTTGACTTTGGTTCTTTCTTCTCTTCTCTTCTCTCCTCTTCTCTAGGCGTTTCCGGTGCGTTACTGGCGTTACATGGCGTTTCACTCGCAGTAACGCCAGTCTCGGCAGCTTTGCGCGCACGAAACGCAGCAACGCGCCCGGTGCTGTTGTCGTCGGAGCGCTCGCGTTTCGTCTGGCGCTTTTCCCACTCCACGACTCGCCCCTCCGCGAGCATCCCCCGCGCCTCCAAGGCCGTGATGATGTCGGCGGTGCGCGTCTCGGTCGCGGGGAAGTTGAAGAGGCAATCGACCGCCTCAGCGTCGATCTGGCCATAGGAGCCGCGTGGCGTGGCGGCGCTGGCCGCTTCAAGCAGGAATGCCCATACCGCCAGCACATCGGGCAGCGAGGCGCCGGCCTTGCGCGCCACAAGTTGAAACTTCGGATCGGTGACGCTGCCGTGGTGCCAGCGGAACCAGTCGATACCGTTACTCATCTGCGACACTCCAGCGGAGGGGCCTCTGCCAGCATGGCGCTTTCAATCTGTTGTGACATCGTATTTCTCCAACCTTCCATCCAGCCGTTGAAAAGGGTCAGGGCGTGACCGGCGGGCTGGAATCGCCTGGTCGCAGCTGCGCAGCTGCTGCCCTGTTTGAAACTGGCGCCGGCGCGTGGCCGGCGTTTCGGGTGGGGACCTCCTCCCGTGTTAAATTAGCAATTCCACTTGATAATTTGAAAGGAAGTCCCCGTGAAACTTGATCGTGCTTTGCAACACGAAATTCTTGAAAAGCTCGCCAAGCGCTACCCGCAGCGGCTGGACGTGCAGTCGTGGAACCGCGAGGAGTCACGCCTGATCCCCAACATGCACTACCTGCAAGGGCACGGACTCATAGAAGGATCCACCACGCGGGAGATCGCAGGCGACAACCACTTCATCAATGCACAAATCACCGTTCGCGGCCTCGACTTCCTTGCTGACGATGGCGGCCTTACCGCGATTCTCGGAGTGGTTACGGTCAAGCTTCATGATGAGACGATTCGAGATCTGGTTGCCTCACGCATTCAGCGTTCGGATCTTCCACCGGAAGAAAAGACTGGATTACTTGCTCAGCTTCGAGAGCTGCGCGGCGAGTCCATAAAGCACCTGACATTGAAACTGCTGGACAAGGGAGCGGAGAGCTTGCCAGCAATACTTGACGCAATTCGAACGTCCTTGCCTGGCGGCTGAGAATCGTCTCGTCGGCGCCAGCGCAGCGCGAGTAATGCAGATAGCCCAGCGGCGCGGCTCCGACGTGTTTGTTGCCCAGGGCAAGACAGAACTCCGTCAAGTCGGTTTCCACCAGCAGATATAGCTCTGTAGCGCCAGCGAACGCGCGGCCGGCCAGCAGCATCAGGCTCACGGGCTTGAGGTCGCCGGCGTTGATCGAGATCGTCATGACAGCACCACGCGCGGCGCCAGGCCAGCCAGCAGCACCTTCAACTGCTCAGCCTTCGCCAGCGCGGCGTCGAGCTGGGCGGTATCGACTTCCACCACCAGGCGGCTGACGATGGGGGTGCTGGCGCGCGCGGCGACACTGCGCTCGGCCTCGGCCACCATCTCAGCGGTCTCGGCGGCCATCGCGGCAGCGGCCTGGTCGAACGTGGTGGCGCCGACGGTGCCCAGGATGTTCGCCAGCTCGCTGAACAGGTTGCCAGTCGCGACTTCGATCTGCTTCATGTCGGCGGTCACCTTGTCGAGGTCGCGCGCCCAGGCAGGCCACTCGCTGCCCGCCACCGGCGCGTCCGCAGCCTGGGCCAGGTCGGCGCGGGCCTGATGCATCACGGCCTCGCGCGCAGCAACGCATGCATTGTGGGCGCCCGTGGTAATTCCCGTTTGCGCGGGAACTGGCGCGCCGGCGGCGCCCGCGACCAGCACGCTCTCGAGGTACGCCAGCACATCGACGGCGACGGGCTCGCCTTCAAACACCAGGCGGGTTTGAGCGATCGCGGAGCGCAGCTCGGCGCAGTGGCCGCTGGTGTCGGCCAGCGTGCCGCGCGTGTCCAGCCAGCCGAACGGCACCACCGCCGCCTCTTCCAGCGCGCGAGCGGCGCGCTCGCCAATACTGCGGCCTTCGTTGTACGTGTCGGACAGAAACTGCGAAACGCGCGAACGCGAATAGCCGAACTGGTCGGCAAAGGCAGCGATGTTGCCGGCGCTGCGGTGATCGATCAGCGTGCGGAGTTGGTTGCGGCGATTGGCGTACACCAAGGCGCTGGCGGCGGAAGAGTCGTTCATGCTCATGGTCGGCTTTCTATCAGTAAAACAACATGTAAGGGTGAGGGTTACCAAATGCGCTACTATTTCCGTTCCCCAACTTCAATAACAACGCAAAGGAACCCTCATGGAAAACGAAAAAATGACATTCAAAATCATCGTTAATACCGACCGCATACTGGCTAACGATTGGCCGACAGACTTGCCAGCTCCTGCTGTTGGTGATGAGGTGATGTGGCGACTGTTTAACGAAACCATTTTTTTCACAGTCACCAAGCGCGACTGGCAAATCGGTACAGATCCGCGTACAGGCAAACCGCTGACCATACTTGCCATCACCGGGAAAACTCTTTAACTGCACAAACGCGCACTGGGGCGGGCCCTGTTTGGTCAAATTTCAACGCAGTGGCAGGCCCGTCCTGAATAAGCGGCTCGCAGACCACGTACACAGCGGAGCCGGCGCGCGGCCGGATGCGCACAAGATAACCGTCGTCGTCCGCCTTGATGCTGACCTGTGGTGAGCTGGCGGTAACCTTCGTGGCGTTCATGGTGTGGCCTTGGTGGGTGCATCAGCGCTCCTTGTCTTTACCGCGTCAAGGAGCGTGTTCAGTGCGAAGACTGTTGCATATGGAGTGCGCTTTCCCTGCCTCCCGGTATTGAGCGCTGAGACAGTGGATTGGTCGATACCTGATCGGCGTTCGATTTCCATTTGGGTCAAGCCCAGTGCGATAAGTTCGCGGACGATGAGATTTGCATTCATCCACACATATTATTGCATATGTACTTCAAACTCAAGTACCATTCCACTTGAAAGCAATATTACAATTATACTTATGACCACCACTCTACAAGAGCGCCTGTCCGCCGCTCGACAAAAATCCGGATTTACGCAGGCTGAACTTGCGCAGCGCGCAGGAGTATCACAGTCCACCATCGCTCAAATAGAGTCAGGCAGGAACTCTGGCACCAAGTTCGCTTTCCGACTTGCAAATGCTCTTCAAATCTCGGTTGAATGGCTTTTGGCTGGCAAGGGCACGATGGAGATGCTCACTTCCGATGAAGTCGCTTTGACCTACGCATTCTCGAATTTACGAAAGGGCGTCTCGATCAATCTAATGGAGCCCCGTCCCAACGATGATGACCCAGAAGATTACCAATTTAAGACTGTTTTGCCTGGTGCGGCAATATTCGCCGAGTCGTTCTTCGATCATCATAGTGTTACCCCGATTGAATGCCGACTATTTGCAGTAAGCGACCCGGATCTTGAGCCCTACTTGCTTCCTGGGGATTGGGTGATGATCGACTCCTCTGCTACCACTCTTCGCAATGGAGAGATCTATGCATTCTGGTTTGCTGGTGGGAATTGTGTAATCCGACAAGTGAGCTGGTTGCCTGACGGAGGTCTCCGCCTCAAAACATTCCGCCATCCCAGTGACTTCTACGATATTCCAGCAACGCATCCAGAGCCTCTGCGCGTATTGGGAAAAGTAATCTACCGATCTTCGGCACAGGTTTTTGACGACGGATTCGTCAAAAAAAGCTGACGGCATCAGAAGAGTGCTAGCGGCCATCGAAATTTATTGCAAATGTACTTGATTTAATTAAGTACATTTGCAATAATTCACCTCAGATCAACGTAACATTGGCTGAGGCGAACATGACCACCACTTCCACCAGCACTACCCCAGAGGCAACAGGCCGAGGCTCCGACCAGTTCATGCTTCGACTGCCCGCTGGCCTGCGCGGCAAATTGAAGGTCGCGGCAGCGCACGGCCGCCGCTCCCTCAATGCCGAGATCATCAATTCGATTGAGCGCGGCATCGATGTCTCCCCTCTCACCGTCGAGCACTCACCAGCAACTATCGGTGGCCAAATCCGCGTAGCACGCAATCTTTCCGGCCTCAGCCTGGCCGCTGTTGGCGAGCGCCTTGGTGTCAGCGCCCAAGCAATCCATAAATGGGAAACCGGCGAGGCCTACCCGAGCCACGAGAATCTGCTCGCGGTGTCCGCGCTGTTGGGCGTGCAGTGCGGCGCCACCACCAATCATGCGGACGAAATTCGCACGGCTGCCGCTCCGACGCGCCCGGCCAGCCCGATCCTGCACGAGCTGCTGGCCGCCGAGGTCATCATCTGCACCATGCTCGGCGTCATGACCACCGAGCAGAAGCTGACCATCGCCAACAAGCTCGACGAGCTGGGCGTGTCCGGCGAAGGCGCAACGCGGTTTCACGAGCGGCGCGCCGCCCTGGTTGCGGCAGGTGCGGCATGAGCGCCCAGCGCCAGGCCCCGGGAGAGACGGAGTGCCCGCAATGCATCGTGATGTTCTACGCGTTCTTCGTCGCCGCGAATGCCCCGAGCCAGCCTGACAACACGATCGTTCAGCGGCACGTTGCCAAGGTCGTGGAGGCCGCTGCGCTTCGCGGCTTCACATCCACTGAGGTTCTCGCCCGAATGGTCGCCGATGGCCAGGAAATGAGTGAGCAGGCGCTGTGGCTGGCCACGCGCCTCGGCGAAGCGGTTGGCGTCCAACTCATGCAGTCGATGGTCGGCGAAATGATCGCCGAACTCGAAGTCAAGCAGTGCAACCAATCGAAAGGAATCGTATCGTGAGCGCCCGCCAACCACATGAACTGCTGCTCGCGGCACAGCACCAGGTCGCCGACACCATCGACGAAGCAGCCGCTGGCGCGCTCGACTTCATGCACCTGATCACCATCGATGGCAACCGTCTAATCGTAGGCTCCCGTGCGGTGGCCACGGCATTCCGCAAGGCCCATAAAAACGTCATCAGGAATGTCGACGCTACCCGGGCCAGTAAGAACCCGATCATCGCCGCCCACGGTCGGCTCAATTTTGAGCCAACCTTTTACACGGACCGATTCAACCGCCAGCAGCCAGAATATCTGATGACGAGGGACGGTTTCACTGAGCTGGCGATGAGCTTCACCGGGGATCGGGCCCGGCTGGTCCGGATCGGCTTCATCGCCGCTTTCAATGCGATGGCGCGGCAGCTTCGGCTGGACCGAGACACCTTGCAGAACCAGTTCTTCGAAGTAGAGCTGGAACTGAAAAACGAGCAACTGAAGGTCAGTGGCAGCGCGCGGAATATGCGCAAGTGGCAGATCAAGAAGCCAATCCTGGAGAGCAAGATGAATCAGCTTCGCGTGAGCATCCAGTTGAACCTGGGATTCAGCCCGGATCCAGGCACCGAGTAACCCAGCGCCGGCCCGCCGGCACCCACAAAAGAAAAAGCCCACCTGGTGCTCGAACACCAGATGGACCCGTGCGCCCTAATTTTTTGGAGAAAGACCATGGCGAATCATAATCATACTACCAAGGTAGAAGTAATGGCAATAGATATGGAATTGATGCCGCTCAAATCTGCGGCGCGCGACGCCAGCGATTCCGGCGACCGCGTGACCCCGGAGCAGATGGCCCGCTACGAAGTCGAGTCCCTGTGCTCGCACATGATGTGGTTGCGCTCCTGGTGGGCGAACTACGGCCAGGCCATCACTGCGGCACTGCCGGAAGCGGCCCGCACCGGGCACGACCACTTCATCGAAGGCGTCCTGTTTGCCCGCTCGGTCAACAGGACCGCCGGCTTCAACCTCGGCGAAGACTACATGCGCAATTACAGCTGGGGCCGCAGCACGCAGACCGTTCGCATAATCGGCGGCGCAACGTGAGCGCGCACATCTCCCCCCTGCCTGTGGCGCCGGCAGGGGCAACCCTCTACAACATCACGACCGATGCCGGAAAGATCCTGCATCCGAAGTGCACCCTCGACGATGCGCACCGGATCATCGACGTGAGCCGCCGCGAGCCGGAGAGGTACCCGGAGTGGCAAGACGGCCTGCGCGTGAAGGCGATACTGGATAGCGACCGCCTCCGGTCCCGGCGCGCTGGCGCAGCGCTCACCTATGGCGACGGTTTGCCGCTCGATGGGCGCAATGCCATGGCACCGGCGCTGCACTTTACCGGCACCAACCTTGGCCTGGGCGGCGACGAGCCGGTCGTGGTCAACGTCGCCAGCGGCACATGGTCGGCCAGCCTCACCGTCGAACTGGCCCTGTTCCACCTCGACGACTTCGTTGACGGCCACCGCGCGCGTCTGATCGGGGTAGCCGGCGCCCACTTCGGCGTGCAGCTGGTCCGGGGTGCAGCATGATGGCCGCACTCACCTGCAGCTTGATCGGACACCGGCCGGCACCGCGCCAGTACCAGCTCACCGCCGGCGCCACCGCGCGCACCTGGGAGTGCTGCCCACGCTGCCGCGAGCACCACCGCCCTGACATGCAGGCGGCGCTGCTGGTACGCATCGTGGCCGAGGGCCAGCTGATCCCGGCCGGCTTCGGTGTTGCCGCGGTAAATTGGAGAACCGGAGACGCGCTGTGCCTGCCTATACCGCTCAACCTAGTGGCCGCTGGCGCGCGCCGTGCGTGGTATTGGGCCAAGGCGCCGCACGCGCTGGTGGTAGACACGCGCCAGGCCTATGACAAGGGCTACCGCGCCGGCGTGCGCGCCCGCCAGCGCCAGAACGGCGCCGGAGGTGACGCGTGAGCGCCGCCCACCTGCTGGCCATCATGGCCGCCGGCGACCTGGCCGTCGAGCTCTGGCGCGCCGAGGGCGCGTGCGCCATGGCGAAGGACGCGTACATCGCCCGCGTGCGCAAGTTCGAAAGCCAGTTCGGCGACGTGCCGCACAACGCACCCGCCGACGATCCCGACCGCATGGCCATGAACCAGTTCACCCGGGCCAGATACGAGAGCTTCACCGACGCGCGCAAGAAGGTGTACAGCCTGCGCAGCCGGCTGCGGCGCGCCTGCGAGAAGGCGGCACGCGCCAGCGCCAGCACCAAGCGAGGTGCTGCATGAGCACCGCGATCCGACTGGGCCGCCTGGGCGCCACGCCGCAGAAGTCCGCCATGGTGCTGGTATTCGAGCTGTGTGCTGCCGCCGGCGGCGCGCGCAAGCTCGACGAAGCGGCGAAGCGGCGCGCCTGCTGTATCGCCCACACGGTATTGGCTGCGGCTGAATCCTGGGGATTCAAGTACAGCGACGTGCTGCTCGAGCTGGCCGCGCGCGGGCGCCGGGGAGTCGTGGTGCTGGACTTGGCCGCCCAAGTAATAGCGCACGTGGGCGGCCCCGACAAACTCTTCGCGTTGATCGACCTGGTCACGGCGCCAGCGGACTGGGAGGGCTTTGCGCAGTGAGCACCCGTGAAATTGAACATGCGGCGATGTTGTGGCACGAGGTGTATTCGCACCGGATGCTGATCAACGCCAGGCGCCTCGTGCTCGCGAAAGAAATCCAGGCGCGCCCGGGCTCCGATAGTTACTGGAATCCGGCCTACCGCGAGCACGAGCACGTCAAGGCGCAGATCACGCTCCTGAAGCGGAAGGAGCGCGCGGCGCAGAAGGTGCTGGCGAAGGCGTGCGCCAAGCAGCGCGACCGCTTCAACCGGTCGGACGTCATCGATGTCGAAGTAAAGCAGCTGGCCAGCGCCAGCACCACCCCAACCACACCCAAAGGGAATTGACGTGAACATGAACGAAATGAAACTTTTTATCCGCATGCCCGAGGTGGTGCGGGTGACCGGAAAATCCCGCAGCACCATCCTGCGCGCGGTGAAGGCGAAAACATTCCCGGCGCCGATCCACATCGGCCCGCAGGCGATTGCGTGGGATTCCGCCGAGGTAGCGAAATGGCAGATGGATCGCATTGCGGAGAGCCGAAAAGCTGATGAGTAG